GTTCATTTATTACTCCTTCAAATAATATTGATTAATAGTATCTATAACTGTCGTAGGGTCTGTTATGACCTGCCACGAACCGCTAACCTTTTTGTATACCGTTACCTCTTTCCAAGTGCCGTTCACTTTAAGGTATGCCGTATTGACTGCACCACCGCTTACCGTTACTACAACGGTATGGTTTTCAGCAATATTCGTGATGGTATATTCGTAATATGTAGGTGCTGTGCCATTCAGAGTAATAGCCACCTTGAATTGTAATGTGTCATCGTTACCAGCACTTGCATCGTCTTTGCTATACTTGACATCAATATAATGCTCGCCTGCTGACATAGAATAGGTCAATGTCTGCGTAGAAGATTTATTATGTGTAGATGTATTGCAAGCCAACTTATAATCGCTGTCGGTTATTGTTGCTCCACTACTGCCTGCCGAGTAATAGTTATGATTTAATGCCGTGTCAATGTTACCAAACACACCGAAGTCATATCCCTCTTCAGAATAGTTTATGAAAGTGAATGTTATTGTCGCATTTGTTGGCACGCTAAAGTGGACTCTGCTCACTGCGGCTGATTTGTCAATGCCTTTGTTATCGTTCTGATAATACCCATTAGCGTTGACTGAAAATCCGTATGAGCCAACTGTTTCAACTTCATAACTTCCAGTGTCTGTTTTCTGAACAAACTGATTTGTTATGTCAGTGCCATTATCCTTTATGGTCAGCCCTGCGATACTGTCTGCTTTTATTGCAGATGAATGGTTTGGAGATACTTCTGTAGGGTTTGCCGTTACATTTACAGAGGTGGAATTGTCCACAGTAATCGTGTAGGTTACGTCATTGTAACTATAAGTAACAGTTACTGTAGCACCATTAACAAGACCGCCATAATATCCAATGGTGAATCGAAGTTTCATCTGGTCTACTTCAGCCCTTGTCCAAGTTCCTGTGGTCAATGTTACCGTTTGGGCAGATGTTGAAGTAAACTTACTTACCGAGCCTTTAGCCGTAGAGCCTGCATATAACTGCAAATTGGCTGTAGACCTTGAAGTGTTTTCTGCGTGTCCTTTTACCTGACAAGCAACCGATATTATTTCTGCCTCTTCTGGGATGTCAAATTCAAAACTGTAATCTATTGTCGCCGTTGACGATGAACCACCGTTTGAATAATCGTTTCCAGAAACAGCAGAAGTGTCTGCGCCTTTGCCGATGGCGTTCTTGTATTTCGTGCCATTTATCGTTCCTGTTGTAGCATATGCTGTAGGATATGATGTTGCTGTCTTCTGAACTATAGCCATTTATCCCACCACCTTAAGGTATATGTCGCCATTCTCTCCTGTGCTTGAGGACGGTGTTGACGAGCCTGTGTACACGGTAATCAGTTCTTCTTCGTCTATGAAGGTTGCTACGCCTGACGAGGCTTTAGGCAATTCTATGGCTGGTACATTCTGGTATGTCGCTCCCCAAAGGGTAATTGACTGTGCCATAGTCTCACCCCCTTATGAAATGCTCAATACTTTTGTAGTTGAATCCTGACTGATAACTGGAATCTGTGCTGTGCCTGCCACTCCAAAAATAGACTTTCCTGCTACGATATTGGAAGCGATTAAATCAGCATCGCCTTTTATTGTCTGTTTCCCTGTTATAAGCGTTTTGGTTGCTATCGTCTGGTCGCTTGTAGTCGGGGTGTATGTAGTTGCACCTTTAATAGTTAAGCCAGTTGTTTCAGCCGTTATGATGACATCGCTCGCCGTTCCGCTTGAAATATACCCTGCCGTTACGTTGGGGGTTACATTTCTCGCAGTTCCATTTAAACTCACAATACCGCTATTCTCCGACCAACCTACAGTAGCCTGTGACACTCTAATTGAAGTAGGAAAAGTCGCTGAACCGCTTTCTATTGTTTTAGTCGCCTGTTCTGCATAGTTGCCTGCTGGCACAGTGACGGTTGCTCCACTTGCGGTTAAGTCACTTGAACTCTTGGAAGGTATAGTTCCTGTTACAAGGACTCCGTTTGCATTATAAGATGTAATGCCATCGAGCATCTGTGAACCGCTTGTTAAGGTAGCATCTGATGTGTCTGTGAAAGTTGCATTGCCACCGCCTGCCGCCAGAGGAATAGTTACGGAAGGAACTGAATTATAAGTAACATCTCTTATTACTACGTTTTTTGCCATTGTTAATCTCCTTTAAGAAACTGTTAGTGTTGTCCCATTCCAAGTGATTAAACCGTAGTTTGAAGGAATGGGATTAATCGTTACGTTATGTGTCATTTGCAGTTGACTGGTAGGAAGGGTAATGGTTTCTTCTGTTGGCGTTACCTCATAATCTCCCTCATACTTTCTAACGCTTGAGCCTGCTGGCATTGATAGTGTTCCAACCAGTCTCTCTCTTGCCGAAAGTGTGGCTGTCAGGGATGCTTGAGTTGTTAATACGCCTGTAATCTGAATAGGCTGTGAGAATATTGCCATCATTCTACCTCTGGACTGATAATGAAGTCTTTACCCTCTACGAATGTATCTACCCTACCGTCTGCAAATGTCATTTCCAAGTCGTATACATAAGTGCCGAAACCAAGTCCTTTGGTGTCCTCTGGGTCAAGCCTTAATGTCATATCGCTGATGTCAACTACCTTTGTGATTATCGCACCCTCTGTTGCATAAGCCGACCTATCTGCTGTTAGTCTCTTGTAACCAAGATAGAACCTGATGACATCGCCAGCCACAGGAGTGTATGTTGCGTTCCCCTGCTTGAGCGATATGGTGGCTATGAATGTATCGCCTCGTGTCATTTTAATTGTTGTTCCAGTTATGCTGTACATTTGAAATCCTTTCTATGCTATTCTGACTGCTCTGACATTTTGATATGCCGCAGAACCTGCTACGAATGTCTTGGCGCTTCCACTATTTTGGTATACATTGACATAATAAGTACCGCCAGCCGTGATGATTTGAGTCAACATTACTTCGGTTATCATATTCTCGCAAGGATGCCGATACATATATGCCGTTGCTCCACTTGTTCCAGATATATTGGCATAAACATATTTCGTTCTGTCTGTACCCATAGCAGGAAATCTAATAAGGACACGCACGACCCAAACTCCACTTGGCAATGTAATAGACATTAGCGGTGTTGATGTGCCAGACGGAACGGAAGTTGTCGTGTCATTTTCCACTTCTATAATCGTTCCTATCGGTGAGTTATGCCCTTCAACAGTTAAAGTACCTGCCACCTTTGTCGTAGATGTTACGCCAGCATTGACATTTACTACTCCGCTTGTGTCTTTATTAATAATCCACGATTGTGTAGACCCCGAATAAATTCCGCAAGCACTTGAAGAACCTATACCAAAATATGCAGAGGTGTTAGTGTCTTCTCTTGTTACTCTGTAGAAACCATTACTGGCGGTGCTTGTAATTGTCGGTTCGCAATCTGCAAAGTTCACATCGCCAGTCAAAGTGCCACCAGTTAAGGGGAGATAATCTCCACCGCCACCGCCACCGCTTATAGTGATGTTTCCGCTTCCAAGCAGGCTGTTATTGTTTATGGTCTTTATGTTCGTGCCACTTACTAACTTCACTTGAAATATCTCTTTCAGTTTGCCCCATAAGTAGGACAGCCCTGAATCGTCCAAATACTTCTTCGCCATTTTCTTTCTCCTTTATGATGCGAGTATTGTATCTATTTCTGCGTTTGTGATGGATGATACTCCACCGTCTGATAACTTAACGTAAGCCGTACCGCCCCATCTGAACTGTGAGTTGGCATCGTAACTGGTTGAGTTATTCATCAGTACATATATCTTGCCTGTTTCTGGAGTGATTACTGTGCCGCTTGCACTTCCTGTGGCTAACCAAGTTGAGCCTAACTCTGTTTGATTTGAGCGAGCATAAGCCTCTATAACATCGTCTACAAAAGACGGTAGTACGGATGAGTCAATAACGCCATTGGTCATTGTGATGGAATTAAGTTTTGTTTTGTCCGCAGAAGACATCACTCCTGCCGCCGTAGTTGTTGCAGAAGGAATGCTTGCAAATTCTCCTGTTGCTACATCATCTTTTAATAAATGTATTGACACATCATTCGAGTATGGCGTGCATCCAAGACCTAAAACTCCACAGTTTGCTGTTA